AAGGATGCCTACGAGTTGATGCTCAAGACGGTCATCCTGCCTTTCCAGGAAATCCTGCTCGACGGCATCCGACCCATTCTTTCCGCCGCAAACATCACGCTGCCTTTGGAGTTCAAGAAACTCATCCCCGCCGCCTTTATGGACGAGGAAAAAAAAACTTCAGTCGTTTCCAACCGGAGAGAATTTCAGATAGTCAAGCAGAAGTGTGGTTAGATTTCCTTGCGGACAAGGCCTCTCCGACACCTCCGGGATGGAGGCTGTTCCGCCGCGAGCGAGTGACCGAACCCTTGGTCGACCACAGAATCAATAGCCGACGGTCTTTCAGCGACTCCGCGTCGACGCTCGAGTCCTACGACAACCACACCGAATTCAGCGACTGGGGCGACGTCATCAGTCCGGGTGGATATTTCTTTGCTCTGCGCTATGCCTACAGCCAGTTCGACTCCACCGCCGTAAGCAAGACGGGAGTGAGCAGGGATTTCTGTCAGAACATGGTGGCCCTCTCCGAGGAAGGTGTGCAGTACCGCTACGAGGACATCGCCGACATGAGCGCGGACGGAATCAACGGAGAGTTCGCCGCCAAGGGCGAAAGCACCTACGATATTTTTGAATGGAAAGGTGGCAAGAACTGCTACCACTGGTGGGACAGACTCATCTATATCTACGCTCCCGAAGGGGACGCAGGGGAGCCTTGGGAAGGCGATATCCCTGCCGCCGACGAATGGGACGAGGTGATGATGCGCGTGGGCAACAACCCGTATGTCCCCCAGCCTGGAGTGGAAGGTATAGCACCAATTGAAATGCAATAAAATGGCAACACTATATGTTTCGGCCGAGAAGGTCAAGAAGGACACCCTCCTCGGAAGCGCGGTGGATGAGAATATCATTCGCCCCGTGATTGTGATGGTTCAGGCCAAAGAAATCCTGCCATACTTGGGTACCAAGTTGGACGCGGCCCTGAAGACCAAAATCCAAAACAACACGCTGACAGGCAACTACCAAACGCTCGTGGTGGACTACATCCAGCCTGCGTTGGTGCAGTTTGTCTTTGCGCAGATGGCCTACGTCCTGCGGGTGCGGTTCTCCAACAACGCGGTGAGCGTCCCCTCAAGCGAGCAGGGAAGCGCGGCCAGCCGAGAAGACATCAAGCCCGTAGTGGACACCGCCACGCACATCGCCGAGTTCTACCGCGAACAGATGATTGACTATCTGCTGTACAACACAGCCAAGTTCCCCGAGTACAACACGAATACGGGGCCGGACATCGTGCCGACGGTCAGAAACTACTTCAGCGGCATCAACGTGTATCCTCCGTACCCGTGGCCCAACAAAACGAAGGCGTTTGCATTGGGGGCTAACATCAAACTCTACTGATTATGGCCGAAAGTAAACTCACAGACCAAACCACGCTCACTACCCCGGCCGACGGGGATTGGGCATATTTGGTAGATATATCCGACACAACTCATGGCGCGTTAGGAACGTCCAAGAAAATCACCGTCGCCAACCTGATGACCAAAGCCCCGGTGATAAGTGTCAACGGGGAGGTCGGCGCGGTGTCTTTGGACAGCACGGAAATCAAGCGGGTAGGCACGACCGGGGATTCGATTGACCAGGATTTGACGGCTGCGGAGAATAACATCAACGCTATCAAGGCCGTGTTGAAGTACCCAGTGGCGACCGTTACAGGATTGCAGGTGGATACGAGCAACAAGTTAGAAATCGATTCTACGAATCAAAAAGCGGTCTTTACGGTCAACGGAACGACAGCGGCAACCATCGGCCCGAGCCAATCGTTGTTTCCTGCTTTGAAGGTTGGCTCTACCTCAAACGATTACACCCTTCCCGTAGCGCGGGGGGTGACGGGGAACGTGGCTGTTTACGATGATGCCACCCACACCTCGGAATGGCGGTCTTTGGCTACCGGTAATTTATCCGGAACCTCGGATGGCATCACCCAAGGAACGACTAACTTATTCCTTACCTCTGCCGAGCGCACCAAACTCACAAGCGTAACGTCAGGGGCGGCGGTTGCCTCGGTAAGTGGCACAGCCCCGATTGTAAGTAGCGGGGGAACCACCCCGGCCATCAGCATCACAGCGGCCACTACCCTTGCAGCGGGTTCGATGTCGGCATCGGATAAGAGCAAGTTGGATGGAATCACAGCGGGTGCTGCCGTGGCTTCAGTTACCGGAACTGCTCCTATCGTAAGCAGCGGAGGGACTACCCCAGCGATTAGCATCACGGCCGCAACCACATCGGCGGCAGGGTCTATGTCGTCGGCCGACAAAACAAAGTTAGATGGCATTGAGGCGGGTGCGCAGGTGAATCAAAATGCGTTCAGCAACTTTGCGGTAGCCACCCAAACCACGGTCGCAGCGGATACGGTCACGGATACAGTCACGTTTGCCGTAGCAGGTGGTATGACTATCACCACCAATGGCACTACCGACACGATTACGTTTGACAGCGCAAACCTGGATAACGACGATGTGACCCTGCAAGGCCCGCGTCTGATTGAGTTGAATGGTGAAAGTTTGACCATCTTCGATGGGGCCGGGAACGTAGCGGTATTCAATACCGACACCTCGCTGCTTCACAATCTTGAGGTCAAAGATCAAAACATTGCAAATGGGTCAAACATTAAGTTGTACGAGGCGAGCAATAACGGAACGAATTATGTCACCCTTGGAGTAGATAGCACGCTTGCGTCTAATGTGACGTTTACGCTTCCTACGAGCAACGGAACAAACGGCCAGGTATTGCAAACCAACGGCAGCGGCATCCTTTCATACACCACCAAAAAGGCCACCCAAGTAACCGGAAAGACCGTCCTTACAGGGGCGTGGTCTTTGGTGTCCGGAGTTTACGAGGCGAGCATTTCTGACGCGGCCATTCTCGCTACTTCCATTGTGGATGTAATTCCGAATAATGCGGATGCCAGCACAATTCGCACGGCTGGGTTGCTGCCTCGCACAGACAGCAGTTCGGGGGCGGTCAAGATTTACGCCACGAGCGCACCAGCAGCGACCATCACAGTGACCTTAAATATCTTTGACCTGTAATGGCAGTAGGAAAATTTGCGGTTCCGGCATCGGCCACAGGTGGCGGCGGAACACTTACACGCACGCTACGGCAATACACCGCAGGTGATACGTGGACGAAGCCATCGGGCTTAATTATGGTGGAGGTAGTGTGCGTAGGAGGCGGAGGTGGTGGCGGTTCGGGAGGCACTTCGGCCGCAGGTGTCGCGGCGCGTGGAGGCGGCGGCGGCGGCGGAGCGTGCGCTACATGGGCTAATTTATTGGCATCCTCTTTAGGGGCAACGGAAACCATTACCATCGGAGCAGGAGGCACAGGAGGCACGGGTTTATCCGGTTCCAATGCGTTAGGAGGCACAGGAGGCAATGGTGGTGATACAACCTTTGGGGCGCACGTGTTAGGAAAAGGTGGGAATGGGTCGCGTAACAACGGCCAAGGTGCAGCGGCATTGGCTTTGAGCACAACCAATTCTACCCCGGATTGGGCTTTTTCATTTATTGTTGGAGGCAACGGAAAGGATAGCGCGTCAGGAGGTACTTCGGGGCAGAACGGGGCTACACAAGCCCTCGATTCGACCTCTGAAAACATTGCCGTGAATCCAGGCGCACCTCCGGGAGGTGGGGTGAACTCATCGAACGCAGGGTCTAACGGAGCCAATGGCACAAGAGTTTACAACTGGTCGGGGGTTGCAGCGAGTGCGGCGGGCGCAGGAACGCAACCGGGTGGAAACGGAAACACAGGGGCATCTAATGCGGGAAATCGTATGACACACTCCCCCATAATTATGCTTTCGTCTCCGACCATTTCCATCGGCTGTTCCGGTTCATCAGGGGCAGGCCACCCTACAGGCAACGGAGGAAACGGAGGAGCGGGCGGTAACTATGGCGCACCGGGAGGTGGCGGAGGTGGAACGCGTAATGGATTTACGAGCGGTTCAGGGGGCAACGGTTCGGGCGGATTTTGTTTGGTACTTGAATACACAATCTGATGATTTACGCAATTATGAAAGACGGATACGTCATCAACCGCATCCTTGCGGATGAGACACCCACGTATCCATTTCCCCACGACTACATCTACGAGGACGTGGAAGGCATTACATACATTGGCGATTGGTACGAGGAAGCCGAGGGGCTGTTTTACCGACCTGTAAACGGAGTTCCCCCGGACGTACCCACAGAACTTTTGCCCAATGGCTAAAGCACAGAAAATCGTACAGCGGTTTGAGCGGACGGTATCCCGGCCGGGTGTACACGCGAAAACGAAACAATCGCAACTGAAGAGCAGCAAGAATTACGTCAAACCATATCGCGGCCAAGGGAAGTGAACTACGAAATCATCGCGATTGCCTTAACCGGAATCACTCTGATTGGGTCAATCATCAAAATGTGGATGTCTATGAACGAGGAACTGACGAAGGTTAAAGGCCGAATCATTGCCTTGGAAAAAACCGAGACGGAGGTGCTGCGGTTTATGGAAAAGGTGCAGGACACACTCACCCGGATGGACAAACTCTTATCCAAACACGGAATCGAATGAGACGCATCAACCGAATCATCCTGCACTGCTCCGCGACCGAGGCAGGCATCAACCACGATGTAGATGACGTGCGGCGGTGGCACAAAGACCGAGGCTGGGCGGACGTGGGCTACCACTTTGTCATCACGCTCGACGGGAAGGTGCAAATGGGCCGTTCGTGGGAAGACATCGGTTCGCACACGAAAGGGCACAACAACGACTCCCTTGGCGTGTGCTATATCGGTGGAATGAAAGATGGCCGTCCAAAGGACACCGTCACCCCTGAACAAGATAAAAGTATCCGCAACCTCATCGCGGCACTTCGTACTATCTTCGGACCGTTGAAGTTGCACGGGCACAACGAGTTTGCGAACAAGGCGTGCCCCAGTTTTAAAGTGAACGAGAAATACCCTGAACTATGTTAGACGCAGACGTCATCCGAGATTTAGAGAAGAGCGGTGCCGAGGGCATGGCCGACTGGTCAAATGTCTTTAGCGGCACTGCCTTAAACACGTGGGAGGATGCGATGAACGCCATCCTCAATGAAGACCTCGAGACCGCGCAGGAGGCTTTGGAAGACCTCCAAGGGCTGGTGAACCCACGCGATGCCGAGGCCTACTCTGTGGCCCGTGGCGCACTCACGTGGTTCGAACGCATGATGGAGAACTACTGATGGAATGGCTGTATCAGAACTGGGCGGAACTCCTGCTGGCGGTCATCGCTTTCGCAGGAACCGTGACCGCGCTGACGGAGACCAAAAAGGACGACCAAATCCTGGACATCCTCAAGCGCATTCTGTCCGCGATTTTGTTGGGCAAGTCCAAGTGAACCCTTTGTGGGGTCTGCTGTCCAAGTTAGACCTCACGGAGATTTTTAAGACCAAGGGAGACCTCAAGCGGTGGTCGGCCAAGCGCACCATCGGTGGCGTGGTGGTCTTGACAGCGTGCAATGACATCGTAGCCCACGGCATCAGTTGGCCGGGAGTGGTGATGTGCGCTGTTGGATTGACCCCTTTGTGTCTTTCCTTTATGGAAGAATAGTTCCGATTTGTTGTTTGACGGGGGCGTGTCCTAACGAGGGCGGCCCCCTCTTTTGTGGATAAAAATTAGGGAACAGGTAGCAATCTTTCAGTTGGAAGTGCGTACGTTTGCAATGTTAAACAACGCACGAATGAAAAAGATTCAGTTGATTCAGGGAGCGGGAACCTTCGACTCGCAGTACGGAACCTTGTACAAGTTCGAGTACCAATTCGAAGACAACACGTGGTTGGTGGCCAACCACAAAGAACCGAAGAGTCCGTTCAAGCCAGGCGACATGGTGGAGATAGAGGTGACTCGGGAGTTCAACGGAGTGCCCCACGGCAAGGTAAAAAAGCCTGAACAGGCACGGCCCCAGTCCGGAGGGCGGGAGCAGGTCATCGAACGCCAGTGGGCGATTAACGCGGCCATCCAATTCCTCAAGAATAACGACCCGGACTATTGTCCGATGCCGCACACGCTCGACAACGTGAAAAACCTGGCTATTGAACTCAGCAAAATTCGCGACCAATGGGAGACCTATCAAGCACCCACCCAAAGTCCCCCATTTTGACGTTGCGTTCGTTCTTGCGAGCGCACTGGGGTGAAATCCAAATCGCAGAGGAGTGGTTTGGCAAAACGCGGAAGACGTTTAATCGGTGGCTTGCGGACGACCCTCGGAAGTTTTTAACCATACTTCCGGAGTTGTGTGCGGCCACCGACACCCCGCCAAGCGTAGTGATGGACATGATTCTTCAAACAACAAACGAGGTCGACTATGTCAAACGAATACAAGGTGTTCAAGGGGATTTGGATTCCCCGGCAAATCATCAACCACCCCTCCTTGACAGCCATTGACAAGATGCTGTGGGCGGACATCGATTCCGTGTCGGGAGAGAACCGTGGATGGGTAAAGATGAACAAGACCGTCGCCGACGAATTTGGCGTGAGCGAGCGGTCAATCACGAGGGCCATCTCGAAGTTGAAAGAGGCGGGTTTGGTGAAGCAGGCGGATTGGAACCGTCGCGTCCTGACCACGCACGGGGTGGACTATTTGTCGATGGGGGTAGACAAATTGGCGAGGGAGGGTAGACAAATTGGCGAGGCAAGGGTCGCCAAATTGTCCACTATAGATAACAATATAGAGAATACACTTGAGAAAACAAAGGAGAGTGAAATTCAGATGGGACAGGTTTTGGCGGAAGCGTGGGCGGAGTGGCTTGCAGACAAAAAAGAGAGGAAGGAATCCTACACTGGGCGGGGAGCCCGCGCTGCTTTCACCCGCTTGATGAACCTCGCCAAAGGCAACGAAAGCGTGGCTGTTCAAATCATTCATCAATCTTTGGCTAACTCTTGGAAAGGCTTTTTTCCCCTGAAACATGACAAAGGATACCAACCTACAGTTACGGCCGACGGCCTCCACGACTTCATTGCTGAAGGGTGAGCCCGTCAAACTCACGCCTGCCCTGGCTTGGCAGGGTGGAACGAATCTCCAACGTGCGGCCAAGGAGATGCCCAACGAAACGCGGGCATGGCTTGTCGCCGAGGTAGGGAGACTTTGCAGGGACGTAGACGCCAACAAAACGCTCACGACGAACGATGACTTCATCTTCACCTGCCGAGCCATCCTCGAGGAGTTTCCGGCCATCAAGTTGGAGGAGGTGCGCGTGGCCTTTGACATGATTCGCAAGGGCCAACTCATCAAGATGTACGAGCGACTGAAGACCGCCGAAATCTTGGAAGCCTTGCGAACCTACGAAGGCAACATCCGCACGGAGATTTTGGAGACCCAGCACAAGGAGACCTTCGAGGCGACGGGGCCGCTTCAGCCCCTTGGGTTGAGTCAGTTGGCCGCCACGCTGAAAGACGAACGCCGACCCTTCGTGGGGAGCGGAACCCGCCTCAGAGAATACTGGGAAAAAAATCCAACCTCAAGTTTGGATATTGGGGAACAGTAGTTAGCTTTGGGTCATCAAACCACAAACAACAAAGAGCAATGGAACTGACCTACGAAACCTGCCTCGCCGCCGCCGCCTACTACGAGAGCCGGGGATTTGTCACCGAGATTTTTTTGGAACCGTTGGACGGTCACAAACTCGGTCTTGAATTTAAAGACCCCCAGGGCAACATGATTTTTGTTTGGGTGGATTCCTACGGAACCCAAGCCGCCGCCGCCGCATACACTCAACAATCCAAAGCACAATGATTCCGCGCTACGAGAACGTCCAACGAGCGATACGCCTTTTCCATGCGGATGGGCGGTCGCCACAGCAAATCACGAACCTGCTGAAGCAAACCATCTCCGCCGACGAAGACACGGGCACGATGGTGGTGTGGGACGATGTCTTTGGCGAGATGGCCGTACTGATTGAAAACCTGGTTAACATCACAATCGAAGATGAGAAGACACGATGACCACGAGATGGGGGCGGCCCAAGCAACGGGCAACCTCTACTGGAACGACGATTTTACGTGGCTGAACGAGGGCACGTGGAACAAGCCAGCAACACGCGACTGGCTCCGGGAGCGGGGCTACGTGTACGTAGGCATCTGCGACCATTACATCTACGGCCGCGAGCGCGAGTTTGCTGCCAAGTGTATGAGACCCATTGATGCCGTAAGTGGCTGCAACTTTATCATCGAGGAACTATGAACAAGCGAACTCTGAATCAAGCCAAAGGGTATTACTACATCACCGACGAAAACGACTCGGTGATTGCCACCACCTCCCTGCCCTACGGGGAAGCCTACACGATGGCACAGAGCCACCTGCTGCTCGAAACGGCAAAGGAAATGCTCCGTGCATGGAGCCGACACTTCGACGTGATGACCCAAGCGGAACTCGCCAACTTCGACAAAGCGTACGACATCGTTCAAACCTTCAAAAACGCCCAAGATGCCTAACCACCTGAAAGTACACAGCACGAGCGAACCCGACCGTTCACCGGGGTCGTTCAACGAGTGGCACGAAGACATGAACTTCGAACGCGAGTTGGAGCGTATCCTTGATGACTTCAAGTATCAAATCCGCGAAAAAGTACGCGGAGCATACTACGCCACAAAGCGATGAGGCACGGGTCTCTTTTCTCGGGGATAGGCGGGTTCGACCTCGCTGCCGAGTGGATGGGGTGGACAAATGTCTTCCACGTGGAAAGAGACCCCTTTTGCCAGCGCGTACTGGCACACCATTTTCCAGGCTCACAAGCATTCAGCGATGTCAAAACATTCGACGGTAGACCTTTTCGCGGACACGTGGACATCCTCACGGGAGGGTTCCCCTGCCAACCTTACTCAAGCGCAGGGAAGCGACTTGGAAAGGACGACGAACGCCACCTGTGGCCCGAGATGTGTAGAATCGTATTGGAGGTTGCCCCGGCCTACGTTGTGGGCGAAAACGTACGCGGCCTGCTTAATTGGAATGGGGGAGTGGTCTTCGAGGAGGTGTGCGCTGACTTGGAGTATTTGGGGTACGAGGTTTGGACGGGTATCCTTCCGGCTGCTGGTGTCGGCGCACCCCACCGACGGGAGAGAATTTGGTGGGTGGCTTCCTACGCCAACGGCAACCAGCGACCCCAAGGGAGGGTGCACGAGGCCCGACCCAACAAGGCAAAGAGACACGCTGGCTCACGCGATGCACGACCCAACCCGTGGGAAAACTTCCCATCTCAATCCCCGCTTTGTAGCGGAAATGATGGGCTTCCCCGTGAACTGGACGGAGTTACCTTTTCAAAGTGGCGCAACGAATCCATAAAAGCGTACGGCAATGCTATTGTTCCTCAACTTGCTTTTCAGTTATTTCGCGCCATTGAATGCGCGAAGCAATGAAAGCACCAACACGCAAGAAGTTAGACACCGTTTTTTCGAAGTGGGTGCGCATGAAGGATGCCGACCACGCAGGGATAGTTGCGTGCTTCACCTGTGGCAAAAGCAACCACTGGACGAAGATGCACGCAGGCCATTTTGTGACGCGGGCCAAGTACGCGACTCGTTGGGACGACATGAACGTCAAGCCCCAATGCCCCGCCTGCAACCTCTACGGCAACGGACAGCAGTACATCTTTGGATGCCGTCTGGACGGAATCTACGGGATAGGCACAGCGGAGCAGTTGATGGTCAAAAGCCATCGCACCCTCAAGATGAGCGAGGACAACGCTCAACAATGGATTGACCACTACAACAAAGAGATACAGGAATTAATCAAAGCAATCACCTAACTTTACAGCATGGCAAAGAGACAGTACACAAGACGCTCCAAAGGCCTGGGCGACACCGTCGAGAAAGTCCTCGAGGTGACCGGGGTGGCCGAGGTAGCCAAAGCGGTGCTCGGCGACGACTGCGGGTGCGACAAACGCAAACGCTGGCTCAACGTGGCGTTTCCCTACGCGGTGCCGATGAACGAGGTGCAGAAGACCTTGTGGCGCACCACCTTCGCCGACCGAAAAGAAGGAGAGGTCATGAAGGGAGCAGAGATTGCGACGCTCGAAGGACTCTACAAAGACGTCCTCAAGCGGAACCGCAAGGTGCAGGGGTGCGGCAGTTGCCTTGCCTCGATGTTGCAAGAACTCCAAGGAGCATACGAAGCCTCCTGCGACTAAAAAACCATCAAACGACAAACGATGAGTCAAAAAAGCCTCGAGACGTTCTACGAGAACATCCGCAACAATCGCATCACCACCAACAAAGAGGTGGTGTACGTCAGCCTCCAAAAGCACTGCTTCAACTTGGACGAACTGCGGAAGTACACGAACATGAAACACCAAACGCTGACCGCCGCCCTCTCCCACCTTATGGACGAAGGGCTGGTCTTTCAGTTTAACGACAAGTTCTATATCAGCGACGCAGCCGCAGTCGAGACCCTGAAAGCCGAGCGCAAGTTGATACGCTACCGCAAGTGGGTGAAGGCCGGGGAGCGCGAGAACTTTTTTGTACGACATGCGTGGGATAGCCGCGCAAAAGAAATCCCGAACCAACCATGCCATTCGTAAAAGGACAATCCGGAAACCCATCCGGCCGGCCGAAAGGAACATCCCGCACCACCACGGTAGACAAAACCACGCTGACCAAGGTGGTCAACAAAGAGATAGCCTACCTCTCTAAATCGATGGAAGACCTTCGATTCCATCCTGACGTACACATAGAAGCGGTCATCGCCCTCTACAAACTGCTCGAGAAGTGAAGACCAAACAGCAACCGCAGTCCTTTCAGTTGTGGCCAACAACCAAACTGATACCCAACCCCACCAACCCGCGAGTCATCAAGGATGACAAGTTTGCCAAGTTGGTGCAATCCATCCGCGACTTCCCGGAGATGCTCGAAGCGCGTCCCATCGTCTGCTCCCCCGACGGGGTGGTCTTGGGCGGCAACATGCGCCTTAAAGCGTGCCTCGAAGCAGGACTCAAAGAGGTACCCGTCTACGTCGCCAACTGGGAAAGCGACAAAAACGGCGAGTTCATCATCAAAGACAACGTAGGCTACGGAGAGTGGGACTGGGACATCCTCGCCAACGAGTGGGATGCTGCCGAGTTGGAAGCGTGGGGTCTCGACGTGTGGGTGCCCGAGAAGACCGAGGAAGGACTCACCGACCCCGACGAGGTTCCCGCCGCACCCAAAGAGGCAACCACACAACTGGGCGACGTTTACGTGCTGGGCAACCACCGACTCATCTGCGGAGATTCGCGTGAGCCGGACACCGTGGCGCGACTGATGGCAGGGCAGAAAGCAAACCTCCTCCTCACCGACCCACCCTACAACGTCGACTACCAAGGAGGCACAAAGGAGAAGTTGAAAATCGAAAACGACTCCATGAGCGATTCCGACTTCCGCACCTTCCTCTTTCAGTTCCTGCAACTCTCCTTTGAAAACATGAACGAAGGGGCAGCCTTCTACATTTGGCACGCCGACTCCGAAGGGTACAACTTCCGAGGGGCAGTGAAAGACTGCGGCCAAGAGGTAAAGCAATGCCTCATTTGGAACAAGTCCGCCTTGGTGATGGGCCGCCAAGATTACCAGTGGAAGCACGAACCCTGCCTCTACGGGTGGAAGGCCGGAGCAGGACACGGATGGTACAGCGACCGCAAGCAGACCACCATCCTCGAGTTCGACAAGCCAAGTAAGAACGCCGACCACCCAACGATGAAGCCAGTCGAGTTGTTTACCTACCTGATGGTCAACTCCTCACAGCCCAAAGAAATCGTGTACGACCCTTTCCTGGGTTCAGGCACCACCGTCATCGCCGCCGAACAAACAGGGCGAGCATGCTACGGAATTGAACTCGACCCCAAGTACTGCGACGTCATCGTAAAGCGGTGGGAAGAGTTCACTGGCAAGAAAGCCACCAAAGAAGCAACGAACGTTCTACCCAATACCTGAACGAATGGGGGGGGACGTTGACCTCCCCATTTACTTTCACAAAATGCACAAGAAAAAAGAGGACTTGCTCGAAGCCTTGGAGAGGTCTTTGGGCATCGTGTCGACAGCGTGCAAGGCCGCCGACGTCTCACGTAGGTCGCACTACAACTGGATGGAAGAGGACGAAGAGTACCGGAAGCGAGTCAACGAAATCAACGACTCGGTTTTGGACTTTGCCGAAAGCCACCTCTACAAACTGGTCAAGGAGGGAAACCCCGCCGCCACCATCTTCTTCCTCAAAACCAAAGGGAAGGCCCGTGGCTACGTGGAACGGCAGGAGGTGGAGATTCACCCCCATCAACCTCTGTCGTGGTTTAAGGAGTGAAACTCGCGGCCACCTATTACCACGTCAAGAACTGCGACAAGCGCATCCAAGTCCACCAAGGCGGAACGCGAAGCGGAAAGACGTACTCCATCCTCTTGGCCCTCATCGAGTTGGCCTTCAAGAATCAAAACAGCGGGGCCATCATCACCATCGCAAGGAAGTCCTTTCCCTCGTTGCGTGGCTCGGTGATGCGCGACTTCTTCGAAATCCTGGAACGCGAGAATATCTACTCCGAGGAATACCACAACAAGTCCGAGGCCAACTACCTCCTCTTTGGAAACCTCGTGGAGTTCATCTCCGTCGACCAAGCGCAAAAGGTGCGCGGCCGGAAGAGAGACATCCTCTTCATCAACGAAGCCAACGAACTACGGTTTGAGGACTGGCAGCAGTTGGTGCTGCGAACCACCGACCGTGTCATCATCGACTACAACCCGTCGGACGAGTTCCACTGGATTTACGAGCAGGTGATTCCTCGGGACGACGCGGCCTTCTTTCAGACCACCTACCTCGACAACCCGTACCTCAACGCGGAGACCATCGCGGAAATCGAACGCCTGAAAACCATCGACGAGATGTACTGGCGTGTCTATGGCTTGGGAGAACGCGGGCAATCCCGTGAGACCATCTTCCAGTTCAGCATCTACTCCAAGGTTCCGGCCACGGCCAAGCCACTGGCATATGGGATGGACTGGGGATACGCCAACGACCCCACGGCCTTGGTGCTGGTCTACCTTGACGGGGACGACCTCTACGTGGAGGAGTTGCTCTACCAAACACGGATGACCAACACCGACATCGCAGACGAGTTGCGCAGGCTGGGCCTTGACCGCAGGGCCGAAATCATAGCCGACTCCGCCGAACCCAAATCAATCGACGAACTGCACCGCATGGGTTTCAACATCAAGCCCTCGAAGAAGGGGCCGGACTCCGTTCGCATCGGCATCGACCTGATGCGCAGGTACCGCCTCCACGTCCGCGAGGAAGATGTCAACGCTCAAAAGGAGTTCAGGAACTACAAGTGGATGACCGACAAAAACGGCAAGGTGCTCAACCAGCCTGTCGACGCTTTCAACCACATCGTCGACGCGGTTAGGTACATTTGCCTCAACAAGATAATGCGCAAAACGGGCCACTATGTCTACTCGTAAACGAATCCAAGTGCCTGAGACGATGGCCGACGTCACCGTCGGAACGTACATCAAGTTGGCCAAGGCAAACGACCCACCCAAGGAGGGGATGGATGCTGTCCGTTTGGGCATCGAAATCTTGTGCGGGTTGCCCAAGCCAATGGTTCAGCGCATCGCCTTTGCCGACGTGGCCAAGATTGCACGCATCATGGTCAAGTTGATGGAGCCACCCAAAACGGAGGAGTTCCCTCTCGTGCCGAGATTTTTTCTCGGGAACGTGGAGTACGGATTCATCCCCGACTGGAGCGAGTTGTCACTCGGCGAGTTTGTCGATTTGGAAGAGTACTGCAAGGGCGATGTTTGGGAGAGTTTGCCGGACGTGCTTTCTGTGATGTACCGCCCCGTGGTTTCGTCGATGGGGCCGCTGTACGAGATTCAACCCTACAAGCCCTCACCCGGCCAAAGGGACAAGATGCTCGAGTGTCCGATGAACGTAGCCCTCGGCGCGATGGTTTTTTTTTACGATACCGGGAGGGTATTTGGGCGCGTTACGGAGTCCTCTTTGCAGGCGAGCAGTCCAAGATGGGGTCGAAGTGGGGTTGGTATCAAGTTATTCACGGGCTGGCTCAGGGCGACATTCTTCGGTTTGAGGCGGTGACGAACCTGCGGGTGGAGGAGGTGCTTACCTACCTTGCGTACGAAAACGACCTGAACGCTAACACAAACAAAATCAATGGTAACGCTATCTGACATCGACACCATCCTTCGGAACCTCGCGGCAAACCACAACCAAATCCGAGCGTTCTACACCACGGCCATCGACGAGTTGGACATCGACAAAATCACCATCGACATGTACCCGCTGTTTTACGCGCAGTGTACTCGGGTGACCACGAACGAAAACTCGGAGACGTTTACCTACGAGTTTGTGGTGGCCGACCTCGTCATCGAGGAGCAGCAGGGGGTCGATTTGATTCAGGTGTATTCGGAAACCCACCTCATCATGCGCGACATCGTGGCGCAGTTCAACCTCGCGGCCAGCACCTCGGGGCAGTTCGTTCCTGGCAAGTGGGTCATTGGATTTCCGCTGAACCTCACCCCGTTCACCGCACGGTTCAACAACATGCTGACGGGATGGGGAGTGGAGGTCGACATCAACGTGCCGAACCCACTGGATTTGTGCAATGCCCTTTATTGAGTTTCCGATAAAGTGGCAGGGTGAGACGGCCCTTTTCTCCGCCAAGCATCTCTACTTCGAGATGTCCACGGTGGCCAACCGCATCGCCTCCATCGCTCGGGAGACCCTTGACAAAGAAAACAAGAATGCCACGGGCAACTTGTACCGCGATGTGGTGTGGGAGATGCCTTTGACTGGGCAGGAGTTCTCCTTGACCTTCCCATTCAAGAAGTCGCCCTACTGGAACTTTGTCGACAAAGGGGTGCAAGGATTTGCGAGCAACGCCAAGGCTCCCAACAGCCCCTTTAAGTTTGGCTCAGGGACGGGGCCGAAGGGCAAGTTGATTCCTGCCATCGACCGCTGGGCCATCGTCAAGGGTCTGCCTGACCTGCGCGACGAGAAGGGCCGGTTCGTTCCTCGCCAACAGATGATTAAGCGCATAGCCCGAAGCGTGTACCTTTATGGAATCAGGCCCACTTACTTTATCAGCGACCCCTTCGAGATGCTTTACAACCAGTCCATCCCCCGCCTTGAGGCTGCATTCAAGATGGACGTGGAGGATTTCTTGAAAGAAAAATTCCCTGAAGAGATGGAGGTCACTTTTAAGATTACGATATGACCATCAACTACCAACCTTCTCATTCCATCCTCGGAGCCAACGACCTCGCGGTTTATGTGGTCTACGACGGGGTGAATGTGACCGACCCCAAGTTCCGCTACATCTGCCAAGTGTTCGATGGAGGCACGGAACTGGCCAAGTTGAAACAACTGCCCAACTCAGCGAACGCAGGGGTGTTTGACATCCACCGCATCGTCAGCGACTACGTCTATCAAGACGAGGGCATCCATGCCTCGGCGATGTTCACTGGGTTCACCAAGGCCTACAAATTCATCACGATTAAGTTCGGATTTGAATCGGCTCCCACGGCCAACGACGAGCCCGTGGAATACTTAAACGAAATCAGCACCACGGCCACGTTCGTCAACGCGCAATTCGAGCAGGTCTACAGCCCCTACGACGGAGGCAATAACGACACCTACATCCCGGATGGGACAACCAGCAAATTTGCGAGCATCCTGCCCACGGAAATCTATGCGCAGGTCAAGGACTACGGGACGGTGACGCTCATCAACACAGGTTACTCAGGGTCGCGCTACGTGTACATCCAATACTTCTCCGGCAACACGGCCCTTAATAGCCACCATTTTACCGTCCCGACCACAGGAACGTTTGCAAACAAGTTTCAGTACATTGGAATCTACCCGGCCAACCTGGAAGCCCAAACAATCAATACCTCGATGCGGCCGAGTGCGAATGCTGGATGGACGCACTACACCGTCGTGCTGAAATCGGCAACGCTTCCGAGCAGCCCCAAGATGAGCCAAACCTACACCGTCTTCCTTGACGAAGAGTGCAAGTACCCCTATACGAGGTTGGCGTTTTGGAACTCGCTCGGCGGGTGGGACTACATCAACTTCCGCAACGCGCTGAAACCCAGGGTGAAGGTGAGCCAGCAGAACTACGACTCCATCGGGGGCAACTGGTTTCAGGCAGGGCCGGGAGTTCCCTATGCCCGAGCGGTAAATGACGGAGGCACGCGGGTGACCAACAGCGAGTTAGAATCGTCCTACGTGGCTTCCAGCGGCTTTTACGAAGAGTCCTACAACGCGGTGTTTAAAGACCTCCTGCTATCTCAGCGCATCCTCCGTTACGAGTTGGGCAGTTGGATTCCGGTGGTGCTGACGACAAGAGACCTCGAAATCCAAACCGAACTGAATGACAAGTTGATTCAGTACGACTTCGAGTTCCGCGATGCCAAGCGCACGAAAGAACTGCGGTGATGGTACAGATTTACGCACACGGACAATCAGGGTCAGGCGGAGTCGAGTTGGACTTGGTGGGAGCATCGGTGGAGATGAACTTCCAAATCCAAGACATCTCCGACCTCACGGCCGTCCACGCTCCGCACTCGAACTCCTTTCAACTGCCCTTTTCCAGGACGAACAACCAGTTCTTTGGGCACTACTACGAGGCCAACATCGCCACGGGAACCTTCAGCGCATACGCGGAAACGACGGCCGAGGTATTAAATGACGGCCGAATCATTTTCCAAGGCATCTTGCAACTCCTCGAGGTAGATGTTCAGGAGCAGATGTATCGGTGCGTGGTTATGTCCTCCACGGCCTCTTTGTTTGAGAAGGTGCGCGGAAAAAACTGGGCCGACTTTTTCCGGGGCGACGACATCAACCCCTACGATGATTTAGACCACGCTTTGACGGCGACCAACATCATCAACTCTTGGACGCTGACAAATGACATCACGTTTGGAGCGGTAGGGGCTGGGGTCATCGTTTACCCCATGACGGACAATGCCTTACACGTTTACAACGAAGATGAGGAAAGTCAGTGGTGGGGCCATCCGGATACAGGTCCGGGGGTAGGGGCAGCCTCTTCCGTCTTTTCTGACGGCACTCGGCAGATGCGTCCGTTTCAGTTCCGCCCTGCCATTCAACTCAAGTGGCTGTTGCTGGAAGTGGTGAAGCGGTCGGGTTTTGTTTTGCAGAGCAACTTTATCGACTCTGCGGACTTTGCCAAGATTTACATGTTCCTCGGCACGCAGACGGAGCGCGTGGTCGGTCGTAATACCTACTCCGGCAAGGTGGGATTGACTGCAAACCAAACCATCACCTACCAAGAATCCCTCTTAAACACGTTCCTGCCTGCCAATGAAGCCTCGCCCAACTTTGACCCTGATAACCATTTTGCCTCGGGTGTTTTTGTGGCTCCTTTTACAGGAAGTTTCCAGTTCATTTGGGCGATGGAGGTCACGACTGCTGCGGGGGTCGGGACGTACTCATTTGTCACGGTGGCTCAAACACCACAAACAACGCTGACGGACGAGGAAAGTTATGCCAAAGGGCAGACCTACCAGTACTTCCGATACTTTTGGGCCGCCTTGGCCGAGGGCCAAGAACTTCGGTTCTACACGAACGTCTACGGAGTTTCCAGCCTGACGATTAACGCAGGCGAAAACACCTACGTTCAGATGGTCAACTACCAAAGCGGTAGCGTGGGCATCGTGGACGTCATAGCCAACTTTCCCAAGATTTCCGTCGATGCCTGGCTGAAGGCGGTCATCACCAAGTTCAACCTTGTGGTGGCTCCTGCGCCAAAAGAAAGCGTCTACATCAAGTGCGAACCATGGCCCGACTTCATCGCCACCTCAGACAAGACGAAGGACTGGACAGCCAAGTTGGATATGAACTCTCCGATGTTGATGAAGCCAACAACGGACTTGCAGAAGAAAACGCTGATTTTCAGCGATGCCGAAGGCAACGACCACAAGAATCAAGGTTTCCAAGAACTGAATGGCGAGGTCTATGGAACATACCGATATGAAAACACGAACGCCTTTGCCACAGAAGAGGAAACCATAGGCGGGACGTTTGTGCCTCACCAACTCAGCCTTCTGAAGTCGTCCGTTGCAAACCAGTTCATCTACTCTTACCGCTGGCACCACCTTTTCCAATATGACGGGGGAGACGACAAGCCTGCGACGGGAGGGCCGATTCTCGCTTTCTACCACGGCCTGCGGACGGTGCCTTTTGGCCTTTGGATTGACGGAACGGAGACCTTCTCCTACCCGAACTTCACCATGTACAGCGAGGCGGTCACCGACGAGGAGAGTTGGGCGATGGCTTGGCATCCACATCCGTATCAGTTTTGGGCCATCGGCGAAGCCACCGACTACGGATGCTATCGGAAGTTTTGGGCCGCATACATCAACGAGTTGTACTCGGAGGATTGCCGCACGCTGGAATGCACCATGTACTTGACTGCCGAAGACGTGCGCAACCTGGAATGGAGCGACGCCATTTGGATTGTAGATGGGTACTGGCGCGTGGTTTCCATCAACGGGTGGAACGTCGACGGGGATAAGCCGGCAAAGGTGACGCTGGTGAAGGTGCTGGAAAAGGGTGCCTACGACTGCGATGTCGTCATCGACCGCTTTGAGGCAGACGGAACCATCTCCTTTGTGGATACCGAGGGCAACCCCACTGCGGGAACGGCCAAGTGCTGCGTTCGTTATGGGTACGCGTGGGACAGCGAAATCGGCGAGTGCTTTTGGCGCGTGCCGGGTGGAGGCTTTGACTACCAAGACCCTATCGGAACTCCAACGGACACGGGGCCAACCAACCCCATCCCCGGCACGGAACCTCCCTACCCTTTCGAGGGACAGGAGACGACTGTCCACACCAGCAGCAACGGCGACGTTCCCATTGCCATCTCGGGTTTTCAGTTGACCCAATACACCACCAACGCCACGCCTACAGAGGCAACGGAGATTAAAAGCGGCAAGATTTACTTGGCGCAGGAAGGCATCTACTCGATGCGCATCACCGTTGTGGCTACGGAGGTAGGGGGAACATCGGGAGTTATAGGCCACACCCACCATCAAGAATGGATTGGGTCGGTTCAGGTGATTCAGAACGTGGCCCGCGTAGTTGGACAACATATGGTCGCCGAGGTCAAGAGCACGGGCGGCGGAGCAAAGACAATTACGTTATCGGCCATTTCGGGCTACCCCAGCGAGTTTAGGATTCTCGTTACAGGGGGCAATAACCGCAATATTATGTGGGCTATTGATGTAACTATGTACCGCATTAGCACTATCAAACGGATGGTTCCGGATGTGACAGATGAGGGCGATGCGTTGTGGGAAAACTCGGATGAAATCCTGTTCCAGGATGGCGTATTTATGAACTGGGAATGAAGCAGTGGTTGAACATCGTGGGGTGCCGCATCCCCGCAATTATCGAACAAGGCCAAGCGCGGACGGTCTACGGGCATCCTATCCTTAACCGGTTTTATGGGTTGTACTCGATGGACAAGCCTCTGCGCGAGCGCAAGAACATGATTAAGCACAATGCAACAAGCAGATATTAAAATCAACGGGGACTCCTCGGAGGCAGTTGCCGCCATCGAAGAGGTAGGAAACGCGGCGGAGGCGACACAAGCCAAGTTAGAAAACACCGGACGCAAAGGTTCGGAGGCAGGAGCAAAAGCCACGGGCGGATGGAAAGACGGCCTCAACTTGTTTAAGGACTTGCTGCCTCGCAACCTGCAAATGCTTCAGCGGAGGTTTGAATCCACCTCGCGCCAGGTAGGACGGATGGGTGGCTCCTTCAAAATCCTCGGGGCGGCAATTAAGGCCGTTCCCATCTTCCTTATCGTGGAAGGCTTCCGGTGGATTATCGACAACTGGGAGAAGATTTCCGATTTCCTGACAGGAACAACGGCCGGGATGAAGGCGATGAAGGACGCGGCCAAAGCAGGGTCGGATGCCGTCAACGAGTTCACCAACACCACCCAGTTCCTCTCAAACATTGTCGAGAACAGCACCGCTTCGTTGACTGCGAGGAATCAAGCCCTGCGCGAGTTGCAGAAAATCATGCCCGAACTCCAAGGTCTCACTTTGGAGCAGGCGGTAAGCGAGGAGCGTTTGTCAAATGCTATCCGCGAAAACATCCGCTTGGAAGGTCTGCGTGCGGAACAGCAGGCCTTGCAACAGGCCTTGTTGGAAGCGGAGGCCCAAGCGGTAGAGCAGGCGGAGAAGCAGTGGTACGACTATTTGGGAACGTGGGGATACTTGGTTTCCAAGGCCGCAGGCCTGCAAAGCGCATCCCAAGATGTCGCAGACATCACCGAACGCCTGACGCGCGTCACTGGCGAGTTGGTTTATGTGGAGGGCAAGCAGACCGAGGCCGCTAACGCTGCCGCCCAAGCGGAAAGAGATAAAGCAGAAGCCCTACGCAAGGCGGAGGAGGCCGCACGCAAGGCAGCCCAAGACGCCAAGGCCCGTGCGGAGATGGCTCGCAAGTTAGACCGCGAGATTACGTTGGCGAAAATCGCCGACGACCGCGACCGCGCACGTAAAGAGTTGGAGTATGCCCGTGCCGACGAATTGGAGAAGGCAAAAGCCATCGGAGCGGGCCAGGAACTCATCGACGATATCTACACCAAGTACCGCTTGGAGTTGAAGGCGATGGAGAAGGGCTGGGCGGATGAAGACAAGGCGATGCGCGAGCAAGAGGCGGCGGCAAGAGATGCTTTTTGGGAGGAGCAGTTAAACCGTCAGCAGGAGTTCAACTTGTCGGAGCGCGAACTGGCCGAGAAGCGTCTGGGCGATGAACTGACGGAGCAGATGGCTCAGTTGGACAAGTTGAAGATGACGGCCGAGGAGAAGGCGAACGCTCTGAAGGCGATAGAAGACCAGTACCTGCTGGAGTTGACCGAACTGCGGGAGAAATACCGCAAGGAGGATGCCGATGCTGAAACGAAGGCGCGTGCCGATTACGAGGCCTTCTTCTTTACCGACAAGGAAAAGAAACTCGCCGACATCGAAACGGAGTATCAAGAGCAACTGGCCATCGCCACCAAGTACGGGCTTGAGACGGTCAAGTTGGAGGAGTGGAAGGCCAAGGCAATCGCCGCAGTCGAAAAGGAGGCCGCAGAAGAATCGCGCCAATACGCCAACGAGCGGTTCCAAGCCATCCAAGGTTTCGCTAACGAAGTCAGCAGCCTCTTTGGGCAACTGGCCGACTTAAGCGAGGAAGGAAGTAAGCGGCAGCGCAAGTTGGCCATTGCCGAGGTGCTGTTGAGTCAAGCGCAGGCGATGGCGAGCGCAGTGAAAGGAGCGGCGGAAGCAGCGGCGGCGGCGGGGCCGGGTGCACCATTTGCCCTTGCAGGTTACATCGCTTCGATGATAGGCACAGTAGTTGCTGCCTTCAGCAGTATCAAACGAATCATCGGCGCACCTCAAGGCAACGAACCCGACACGGCCTCCCGGCCGATTTCGCAAGCCCTCATTCCCAACGTGGCACCTCCGACCAACCCCCAGTTCAACATCGGCCCCGTACAAGCGTACGTGGTTGAGAGCCAAATGCAAGCGCAACTAAATATGACCGCAGGCATTGCGAGAAGGGCCAGGTTGTAACATACATTTGAACCGTTAAGTATTGAAGACATGGAACCACGAGAAATTGCAGGGTTGCTGAAGCAGATTCGCACCCAAGGAATTTGGGATTACCTGCAAGAATCCCCCGATTCATCTGACCAACGTCTGTGGGATAAGTACGAGGCCGCTTTGACTGCCTTGGAAGACCTCACCGAGGAGTTGTACGAATCCCGTTATTTGGCCGAGGGCGATTTCTAATCCGCAAGAAAGAATGCAGTACTACACAGACAAAGAGATGGCCGACATGGCTCGGCGCATTGAGGAAAAATACGGGTGGATTGTAGAATATAAGTTTGATTACGAGGAGCAGAATGGCATGAACACTCTGTATCACTATAACGTTTATGTAAGTGGAGACGACTATGTTGACCATTCTGTAGATGCGTTTGAGAGGATGGGTGCTTATTACGTGTACGTTGATTACATAGAGACCGGTGTGGCACACTTGCAGGTCACGCTAACTTGACGAAAAATCAGGTGGCAGAGCGCAAACTCATAGAACTGCTCATTGACCCCGAGGAACAAGCCATCGGGGTCGAAGCCATCTCGCTTGTAAAATACCCGGCCATCGAGCGCAACTTCATCTACTTTTCCAAGCAGGGCAAGAGCCAACTCACGCAGTTGGCAGCCATCGACGAAGAGAAGCAGACGCTCATCGGCCCCGCCCTCATCCCCGACAAGCACATCCCTCGCTTGGATGAAGGCTCCGACGAAGAGTACGACGTCTTCTTCAGCAAGGAGACCGTGCGCCAATGCGCCGAACTTTTCCTGAAAGAGAACCGCGCCAACAACCACACCTTCGAGCATCAGATTCCCGTAGACGGAGTTTCGGTGGTGGAATCCTGGCTTGTAGTCAATCCCGAACTCGACAAGGCAAAACACTATGGACTCTCCGTTCCTGAAGGGACGTGGATGGTTCGCGTGCACTGCGCCAACGAGGAGATGTGGGGCAAGGTGAAATCAGGGGAGTTGCGAGGCTTCAGCATCGAGGGATACTTCGCAGACAAAATCCTCAAGGCGCAACGCGAAAGCCTGATGTCCAAGTTGATGAAGGTCATGCGGCAGCGGAAACTCTACGCCGAGGCTAAGTTGTCCGACGGCAAAGTCATCGGAACGGAAGCGGAGAAGTTGGAACCCGGAGTTTCGGTCTTCACCCTCGACAGCAAGGGCATGCCCGTTCCCCTTGCCAACGGAAACTACACCACCGAGGCCGGGGTTCCCATCGAGGTCTTTGATGGCGTGTTGGTGGACTACGACGGAAAGGTGTCCGAGGTCATCGAAGCGGAACCCGAGGAGAAGATGGCCGCACCCGTAGACAAGGTAAATCTTTGGAAACGCTACTTCGAGAAGCGTTACCAACAACTTTCCCAAAACAAGTAAGACGATGGGATTTTGGGATAAAGTATACCGCACGTGGACGAACAGCCCGCTTGAGGAATTGCAGATGATGTTGGACGAGTTTGCCCTCGACTACTACTTTGACGACTACGTTCAGAATCAACTGCCCAACCTGCAACAAGCCATCGAAAGGCGCGACTGGTTTGCAGTCGAAACCCAAGCCAACGGCCTCTTCGGATTCATCCGCGAGTACGATTTGGACTTGTTTTTGCGGGTGTTAGAAGAAGTGAAGTACCTAAATGAATTCTGAAATGAAACGTAGAAATTTTGCCATCTACTTTAACTCCTACGACGAGTTGTTGGATGCGATGGTAGAGGCATCAACAATCCTGTCCAACATCCGGTTCACTTTAGCGGACTTGGCTCAGGAAAACAAAAACCTCGGCCCTCTGATTTACAAGGATATAGACAAGGCAAAGGAGTTCGTGGACTCGGCAACTGACTCCTTTGAAAGTTTTGTCGATTTTGAACGCAGCGACTTCAGTCGCCAATTCGCTTCCGAAGCCGGGGTGGTTGGATTGCTGATTGACCAACTGGCTAACTCGATGGAGTTCTTCGACGAGGAAGGATGGGTTGAGTTCCTTGGCCCCGACTTGGACGAGGACTCCGCACGGGAAATCTACAAGAACTACTGGCTCATCAGCCCCAACGACCGACTGAAGTGGAACGACTCTCAGTGGGGAACCTGGCTGGAGCGTTATATCTGAGACCATGAACCACCACCGTTTTGCCACCCTGCCGCCTTGGGTGTGGATGATTGAGAACGAACTCGGCAAAATGACCGACGGAGAAGTGATTGTCACGGAGGTTGAAAATCAAGGCATTGTGACCGCTCTCCACCTGAAGGCATTTGTGCCCATCGAATGGTACGAGGTGCAAGACGTTCTGATGGAGGCTTTTTACGTGATTGTTGACGACTTTGATGTTGTCAGTCCCAGTGAGGCGATTTTCTACATTCGCGAAGAATATTGAGACCCAAATAAATATGGCAGGCACCTTTTAGTCATGGTTCCAATAATTTACTTACGAGCGGATGCCCCTGCCCGCATTGTCAAAGAAGTGTTGGCGGGAATCATTCTGTACGATTTGTGGGACACCCAAATGCCCATGTATCCTTACCAAACAAACATTGAAGTGTCCGAGTTGCACGTCGATGAGGTAATAGAGGCATTGGAGGATAGCGGTATTCGTTGGATATATGATGAATGACGACTTTCAAAAAACCTGAAATAATATGGCACGCACACTTTTTAAGCGGCACCGCCGCAACTTCGAGGAGGTAGCCTCCGAGGAGACCGCTGAAACCAGCGAGACCACCACTGAGGAATCGGCCCCGGATTCCCAGTCACAATTTGTTCAACTCCTGACGGATATGGGGCTATCCGCCGAACAAGCCGAAGCAGTGTTTCAAATGGCACAAGATTTAGTCAACGCAGGGGGCGGCGAACAGCCCCAAAAGACCGAAGCATCACGCCTCCGTCGGGAGCGTGAATTCCAACGCGCACGTCGGGAACGTCAACTTTCGCGGGAGCGTCGTTTCCGCAGCGAAGAGCGTATGCCGATGCGTGAATCGCGTCGCGAATTGTCCCGCGAAGGACGTCGTGGTTCAGAAGGTCGTACCGATTTGTCCGCCAATGTGATTCGTCGCCAGCGGGCTACGATTGTCGAATTGCGTAAGCAACTCGCACAGATGGGCGCAGCACCCGCCGCCCAGAAACTTTCACGTGCCCCACAAGGCCGGAATGCACAAGTTGCAATTCCGCAGGAGGGGGACGCAAAGAGCCGGGTATTTGCAGCACTCAAAAATTGGTTGTAAGATGAGTTTTGGAATTAACACCCGTCGTCGGAATTTCGACATCACCGTAGGCGCAAACACCTACGCAGGGGAACTGAAGTACCCCATTTTGGCAGCAGCAACGAAATCAAACGATACCGTCGCCAAAGGATTCGTGACCGTTTTGGAAGGCATCCACCACAAGGCCGTACTTCCTACGCTTGCAGTAACTGACCCGTTGGCTGTGGCAGCGTGTGCTTTCACGAGCGGAAACGATACTACCATCGGCGAAAAAGTTTTGACGCTCAAAGACCTTATGGTGAATGAGGAAATTTGCCGTAAGACCGTGTACCCAACTTGGCATGGTACGGCAACTGCTCGGGCTACCACGAATGTGATGACCCCGGAGTTTGTCAACTTTACGTTGGCCGAGGTTGCAGCGAAGACCGCTGAAAGCATCGAGAATCAATTGTGGCAAGGTTCAAGCGTCTTTGGCGTAGGATTCCTTTCCAACGATGGTACTTTCGACGAGGCAGGATTTGATGCATCCGGGTTGGCAGGAGGCACGGAGGTGGACATTGCGACTATCACCAATGCAAACGCCATCACCCAGTTCAACTTGGTGTACACGAAGGCCGCAACCGATAAGCCGGGTATCTTGTCCAAGCCAGGTTTGGCGTTCTACGTGAACAAGAAGACCTACGCTCTGTACTGCCAGCAACTTGCAGGTTTGGGCGCAGGGGTGACAGCCAACAACCTTGGTATCAACAACCTTGCAACCGCGCAGAACTTCGACGGCATCGGCTTTATGGGTGTTCCCATCAACGTATGCCCAGGTATGTTCGACGATGCGATTGTGTTGACCTACAAGGAAAACCTCGTGTATGGCTCGAACGTGGGTACCGACCAAACCGACATCCAGTGGATTCCGACCTATCAGTACGATGGTTCGGACAACATCCGTATCGTGATGCGGTTTGCGTTGGGCGTACAATCGCGTATCCCAGCCGATGCCATTGTTGGTGCAACTTGGGTAACTGCGTAATTGAACGATGCCTTGCTTAATCACAGCGGGCCGCAACATTGATTGTAAGAATCAGTTAGGCGGCATCCGTAAGGTGTACATTCAAAACTACGTGGACATTCCTGCTCAAACGGGATTTACAGCCACGGGCAACACGATTAGCATAGTGACCTCGGGAACGGATTTGTCCGTTTACGAGTATCGACTGCGGCCGGAGTTGTCAAATTTTGACATTAGCATCTCTACGGACATCAACAACGGCACGTACTACTACAGCCAAAAGTTGACTATTGTATTGCAAACTCCTGACGCGACGGACATCGCAGAGGTTCAAAACCTCACTTACGGCCGCCCCAACATTTGGGTACTCGATAACGACGACCAACTCTATCTGTTGGGCGCACGTAACGGGATGGATGTAACGAGCGGTTCCTTTGCTTCAGGAACTGCGATGAACGATATGAAAGGTATCACGCTGGAGTTTACGGGCCGCGAGCGGCAGATGTGCTACTTTGGTGCTGCCGGAACAGCAGCCAACCCATTTAGTGCCATCGACGGCATTGCGGTGGTTGCGCCTGCGTAATTTCGGTTTGGTTAAGTGGAAAGGGGCGGCAAAAGTGCTGCCCCTTTTTTGCATCTTTGAGACATGATACTCATCACAGCACAAGGCAAAGACAACTATACGACCTTCTATTTGTACTACCCGAATGCCCTGGCGGGAGACAGAAACTTCTTCGATTTCAAGCACCTTGTAACTCAAGAGACGTTCACCTTCGACATCGACGTGAACAGCGTCACGGAGCGTGCTACCGAGTATATTTATGATTTCGAGGGGTTGCCTGAAGGAATGTACATTGTGGGAGTAAACGAGACCGTAGCAGGGCCATTGTTGCAGAGACATTTGGCTTACGTCTGCAACGGAACCCCTCTGACGGAGAGTACATTTGTCGAGTACAATCCCGCCCAAAGCCCTAACCACGTCTACGTAGATGACTAAGATTTCATTAAGCGTCCTCAATTACGGGCCGGAGTTAGGCAGCGCGTTCATCACGAACAACAAGGAGTGGGCGTTCTTTGGCGACGACAACGCCTACCCCTACTACCTCGAGGACTTGTACATCAGTTCGGCTATCAACTCGGCCATCATCAAAGGCATCGGGGACATGATTTACGGGGAAGGGTTGGACTCCCCCGACAAGGATGCCCACGTCGACCAGTGGCTGAAGTTGCAGGGGCTGTTTAAAAAGGACTGTATGAAGCGTGCCGCCCACGACCTCAAGTTGTACGGCAACTGCTACTTCCAAGTGATTTGGAGTCAAGACCGCAGCACCATCGCAGAGACCAATCACGTCCCTGCTTCGTACGTACGTTGCGGAAAGGCCGACGACCAAGACCAAGTTCCCACGTTCTACTACTCGACGAACTGGGCGGAGGTCAACGCAGGCCGCAGCGAGCCACAGCCCATCCCTGCTTTCAGCACGGACGACCGCACGGCCGCTTCGCACCTGATTCACATCAAGGTCTACAGCCCTATCGATTTTTACTACGGCATCCCGGACTACGTGGGTTCGACCAAGTACATTGAGTTGGACAAAAACATCGCCGAATACCACCTCGCCAGCATCAAGAATGGCCTGTTCCCTTCGATGATGATTTCGTTCAATAACGGGCAACCTACGGACGATGAGCGGGTGGAAATGGAGCGTGCCATCAACGCAAAATTCAGCGGGGCGGAAAACGCAGGAAGGATGCTTATCGTCTACAACGACGACAAAGAGAACGCTCCGACGGTCGAGCCATTTAACATCCCTGACCCCCACCGCCTGTACGACTACCTCTCCAAGGAGGTCAGCCTCAAGGTGCTGTCGGGCCATCGGGTGACTTCGCCTCTTCTCTTTGGGTTGCGAGGGGATACGGGATTCGGAAGTAACGCGGACGAGATGAAGGATGCCTACGAGTTGATGCTCAAGACGGTCATCCTGCCTTTCCAGGAAATCCTGCTCGACGGCATCCGACCCATTCTTTCCGCCGCAAACATCACGCTGCCTTTGGAGTTCAAGAAA